TTTTTTGCTTTTTCGTTCACCCGGCGTTGGGCTTCAACCATTTTATCAAAATCTTTTAAGCAATCCTTACGGCGGGTAATATTATCCGCTGTACGAAAGAGTATAATATCAGTGGCAAAGGTAAAGAACACCGGCGGTACTTCTGTAAATCCATGACCAACGGCGAACACATCTACCATACGTTGGCGGCGACGGATCAACACGTTTCGTATCCGGATATCGGTTCCGGCTTCCAGGTAGGACCGGCAATCATCAAAAACAAGTTTCCCCATTTTAAAAAGGTGGATACGGTCCAGGGTTCCTGTTTTCTTTGCCGGGTTAAAAATATGCCTGCGTATGCCGGTGTACAAAAAATCATCCGGTTGTTTCAATTCTACTTCCTGGTAGTTTCGCCATTCGGCATCGTCCGGAGTAATCACCAGGCTCTTTTCATTGCTTTGGGTCAATATCTGTTGTAATACCGTTGTTTTGCCCGTTCCGTTGGCTCCAAGGATTATGGTTGATTTTGCAGCACGGATGTTATTTTCCTCCATTAGTTACCATTAAGCCGGTTGGATAATATTCTTCATGAAAAAAAAATGTTAAATGTCCTTGTCTTCGGGCTTTTAAAAGTGCCTTGTGATAATTCCGCTGTTCATTGTCCGATAGTACTTTCTTTTTCAGTTTACGGTTAGCCGTTTTACTGATGATCAGATTCCGGTTCATCGGTTCAACTGTGGGAACACTATCGGTTACAACTGTTTTACAAATACGCTTTGACACAAAATAGATGCACACTAATAGTGCTAAAATTATCAGAACAAAAATCAAAATTGAATTCATAGTATTGATTTATTTATTATGCAGCATTTTCCATTTCTGACAGTTGTTGAGCAGCCTGTTCTTCGAGTTCTTTAATTCGTTGTTGCAGCTTTGCATTTTCGTCATTAAGCTTTTTATTTTGGAACCCTGCTGCACCTTTTACACCGTAAATTGATAATATGGTTATCACAAGGGCTAACCAGGGCGGTATTTCACCCCCTTTAAGCTTCGTGTATTCTGCAAAAGCTTCTGTTAAGTCTTCTTTTTCCTCCGGGGTAGCCTTATAATTGTCCGGATCATCTTTTAATAATAATCCAAGTGCAACCGGAAAGGCAGCATCCAGGGCAATGGCCAGAATCTTTCCTGAAGCATTGGCCACGGCCGTACGGGCTTTTATTTTTTCGAGCGGTTCATCGGGTTCGTGTTCCTGCAAATCGATTAATTCGTTCAACCCTTCACTTTCGTCAATATCCTGCGGTTGCTTTGGTACATTCAATTCATTCATGTATCCATCAATCCCACCTGAGGCAAACGTATATGGTTTTTCTGGTTCAACAGGTTTTTCACCAACATTAGTAAGTAATCCCATAATTTTAGATCAGTTTTAGCAGGTTTTCAATGAAGTCAATTACCGTGATATCCTCAACAATACGAACTACCTTATCATCTTCATCAAATGCAACGGTAAGCATGTGAGCCACATCATCGGACCCGATAACAAGGACATACCCGGCGTGAGTTTCACCCCCTTCCAAAGGCACCAATAAAAGTTTTTCTTTTAGAAAAGGATTGATGTTTGTCAGGTTTTCTTTAATTTGCGGAATGAAACCACGAAGCAGGTTGCGCTTCATGGTCTCCATTATATCTTTTTTAGCCATACTTGCAATTGTTTTTGGGTACAACCGGTTATAGCCTTAAAATCTTCATCCCCTTTTATCACAAAGGGGTAAAACCATTCATTGAACTGTTCAATGGTGTAGCGTGCAAACATATCCAACAGCACATCTTTGATGGTAACTGTTGATTTGTATTTTACAGAAAGCCGCTTAACTGTTTCTGAAAGTAATTTCAAATGAATGTCCGGGATGGTAAATAGTATTTCATTTTCCATCAAGGGTGCCTGTTCTTTCAATGCGTTCATTGCACGTTGCTGGGTAGCCCGTATTTCTGCAACAATGGCATCACCATCGGCATCGTCGGGTAGTGATAACATCGTTCTTAGAGCGATAATAAAATTCAATTCATGTTTGGAAAGCTCCAGGCAATCATCATTCTCATGGTTTAACTCCAAAATGATATGTTGATTTTCCAAACATTCATTTTCAAGTTCGATAATCCGGGCGGCTTGTAGTGGATCGGGAACCTGTTTTGTTTTCGGGTTGGCATAGCCGTTGACTATTTCCTCAAAGAAAGCACCTTTTGTGAGGGACGGGTTATCTACAATAGCAACATTGTACAGCTTTTCGAACAGGTCGGCAGCTTCGTTGTCGGTTTTAAAACCAATTTGTTTAAGTGGCATATAAATAGTGATTAGTGATAATTAATTACTCTTTAATTGCTTCTTTGGATACTTCACTTGCTGCTTTGCGTTCAGCTTTTAGATCGTCAACACGTTTTTGGCATGTTTCTTTTTTTGTGTAAATTTCGCCGGTGGCTACTTTATCAATGGCAACAGCAAAACCACCTGGAACCGGAAGGACTGAAAGAATGTTTCTTGGCATGATATTTTATTTTTAAAATTTATAATTTACAATTGAAAAGGTCAGGGATTTGGTAATTTACGGCTTGCGTTACCGGACTTAGCCTATGATCCTCCCCTCCTGGGGAAGTTACTTTTTCATAATGAATGGTTTTAGTTTCTTTTTTGTCGGTTTTACTCCGGTTTTAAGCAGTGCGAAAATAAGTAAACCAAGTATAACGGATGCTTAAAAATGCTACATTGTGCTAATAAATGCTATATAATGACACATAATGACATAAAAAAACCGCCGGGGTTAGTGACGGTTTTAAAGGTTTGTTTCTGGTTTTATTCTTTCATATCATTGACAAATTTTACAAGACTTTCTTTATAATCTACTCTTTCTGTTTCTTCAATTTCCCTTAAATCTGAATAAAGGTCATGGTCGAAATATTCGTCTATTGCATCCTGACATAACTTTTGTAGTTTGGTTGGCTCAATTGCATCTAATTCAACTTGTCCTAATCCATCCCATTTAGCAGTTCTACTATCCCCATCTTTAACCGGTGCATGTGGTAACTTCCATTCAATAACTTGATTTTCCATTAATGCAAATCGTTTTAGTTGAATTGTTTCACATCCCATTCGTTTTATATTTTCTTCAATAGATCGAGGAATATCTTCACCGGATGGGTCATAATCTCCAAAGTAAAGAATTATAGGAATTTTTCCATTTTGTTCAGCCTGCATAAATCTATCATTTGCATCGTTTAAAAAAGTCAGTGATGGATATCCTTTGCAAGCTCCTAATGTAACAGAGTTTGTTCTACATACTGACCCAAAAACACCCTGTAATGCTTTTTTTTCTATAAATACTTCAGGGTAATAGGGTTGATTTTCCCAACGGTTTTTAAAATAATAATTCATCCAGCTATGAATATTTTCTTTTGCTTTCTCAATCTCATCATTTAGAATTGTTTCTTCATAATCAGTTTCACCAATCATTGCACGGTCATGATCAGAAAATGTATCGAAGTCTACCAATCCAGCCCATCTTGCTTCAATCATTGCATTTACAACTCTTTTATAATGACTGATTGTATTTGTCATTCCAACTGAAACTAATTGATAATGTAAGCCTCTTAGGGTTAATATCCCTTTTTCATAACGTTTTATAATCTCTAATGAATTATCGGTAATCCATTGTTTTGTAAATAAATCTTTTGCCATGTGATTTTAATTATTAGTATTTAATTCTACAATTTCATATTCATACCTGTATCCAATCGGTTCATCCGGAACGAAAACAAATTCACAACTGATAATTTTTATAAATGTCCGGGCGGCTGTTTGTGGCATTTGTGCTTTGTTTTTCCAAGGATAACTACTAACATCTACTATTCCATGGTTTAAACAATAGACTTCACGAGCTTTATTGTCAGATTTATAAAATGTTGTATTAATTTTAAATTCTGGAATAATAATAATCTGAAAGGTTTCTTTGACATAATACGTTTCCCCTACCCGGTAAACCGGTTCGGGGATGTGGCGTATTGATTGGTTATCCTTGATGAAATAATAGTTATTTCTTTCAGTTTTATGTATTTTCAGCGTTTCGTCGGGCAGTAAAACAATCGGTTTTGTGAAGTAAAGTTCAAGATAACCGGAAAACTTATTTTCGGGAATGCAGATTCCTAACATAATTATGTTGTTTTAGATGGGTTGTACGTGGTTTTCCAAGGTTTTACGGATGTCATTTTCTGGTAATCCGATGAAATCAGCTACTTCTGTGACTGTTACGTATTGGTGACTTCCTTTGCAGTTGATCACACGGATGGCTTTTAATTTGCGTTGGCACTGGCTGTAGGATAATCCTAAAACCCTCATTAAATCTTTTGGGCGAATGGTTAATGTAGCTGTCATTGTTGATTTTTTTATATGAATAGATTAGATTTATTTTTTAATTCCATCTTCCCAGCGTTCAATTTCGACACCGTTGTCATAAAAAATCGCTGTTTTATATTTTCCAAGTACCGATTTTAATAAGATCCGGTCGGTAAGTTTCTTAATGGCCAGTCCTTTTTTTTCGTCGACTGCAAAAGCCCAGTAAGTTTGATTTATTTTATTTTCGGTTGGGTAAAAATAAACCAGTAACTTGTAACGGGTACCCATGTTGTTTGATTGATCCTTCCAATTTGCCATAATTATTCTTTATTTAATTGATTAATAACCGTAACCAGTGAATGACGAAATACAAATTTATATTTTGGGATGTTGCTTTCAACATAATTTTCAGCCTCCATGAGTGTAGTGCGACCCTCTGCCAGTTCCCTGACTTTTTCGTGTAACATCTTCATTTCTTTGATGTTTTTTAAGTGTTTGGCTTTGTCTTCAAAGTTTTTCTTTGCATTTGACCACCAAGTAAATGTACGTTTTAATCCGTTTTCGTTCTGAATATCAATATATTTACTAATCAATACAAAATAGGCATTGTTTTTGGCGGCGTACCGGTTGGCAGCATCCACACACCATTTGAGTTGATCCAGGCGGTTAGCATATTGATCAAGCGTTTCGCATGGTCGGAAGATGGTTTTTACATCCGTTTCCAGTGGGTTTGGAAAATAGTATTTTTCGGCATATTCAATGGCGGCGATGCGTGCCGGTGGGAAAATTTCAACACCTCGTTTGCTGTAAATGGCTTGTATGGTGTAGTCTACAAAATAGGCGGCATGGCTTAACCGGTGGAATGCATGCCACTGTTTCGGGTCCTTTTTGGTGAATACTTTCACATAGTCAACCCCCTTTGCCGCCAACATGTTATGTACATCAGCGCGCCCCCCCGTCGGTTTAAACGGTGTCTGGAGAGCGGGGGTTGACATGTCCGTTGTTCCTGTTAATGTTCCGGTAATAGGTTGAATTTCAGAGCCGGTACTATTTACAGCCGGTATTTCCGGCTTATCCTCCCCAATTTTCCCCACATGGGATACCTGGTCTTTGGAAAATTGACCTTCTCCAGCGGTAGCGGAATATATTTTATTTATTAAGTGTTCTTGAACATTTTTCTTTTCCTTGCAAACTGCAATTTTACCCCCAGGGGCGAAACTCCCTGCGGGGGCTGTTTTCTGGTCGTTTTCGACATTTTCGAGCGGGTTGTATGCCGGGTTGGCATGGTCGGAAATAATTAAAAAATCAGCGTTTATATGCAGTTCGAAATTTGATTTTTTGCCATGTCCAATCTTTTCGGTAATGATGCCAGCTTCCATGAGGCGGAGTATGTTCCGGTAGATAGTAGAGTTTTCCTTGCCATTGTGCTTGCTGAGTTGATACCGGTTAGTAGAACACACAAAGATACCATCACCGCAAATAGGATTGCTAAGGAGCTTAAAAGTACCTGTATTGCCTTGCTGCGTATTGATAGTTTGATAATTTTTGATGTGCTGTAGCATCTTTTTACCGATTTCGAATACTAGGTCTTTATAAAGTGCCCGGTGTGTTGGTTTGAGAGTTTGAAAGTCGGATGCATTATCCGGATCAGCCGCGCGTTTGGCTTTAATGGCTGCATTGTAGGTGCCGGCAAATACATCGTAGTTTAGCATCATGGTTGCCAGGTGAGCACGGGAGTTGATATATGGGAGTTCTAACATAGTAGGTAGTTTGTAGTAGGTAGTTGGAAGTGAATTTTAAGTAAACTGGAATGTTTTTGCACTTTCGGTTCCATAACGTTGAGCTTTAATAGTAGCTAAAAACGGAAAATCCTCTTTTGGCACTTTATCCAATACTTCCTTTATTTTTGATGCATTGGTGAAAAATTTGCGTTCTATATTTTCAAATCGTATTTTAACAACACATCGGCCATCTCCGTACTTTGTTTTTACTGCCGATTGAAAATCAAGTATTTCGATTTCACAGTTTGTTACTTCCTGTATGGAGATGATAGGTACCGGAAACATATTTTTTTCGTCCTGGGTTGTTATGCCCATTTCAGAGAATTTTTTCATCTTGTAGAATTGTTTTTAATAAGTGGATTGAATTGCAATGTTTCGCCCAACCCATGTATGAACTAATTTGTTCCCTGTATGCTATTGGTTCAAGGTCTTTCTTATTGATCTTTGCAACCCGCCTGCAAAATCGTTTTTTGATTGACTTTCGCATTAAAATATGCGTGTGGTAGAAAACGTATCCTACAAAGTCAATTCCAAGGACAACGACCGGAAAAACCTGATAATTACCTTTTAATTGCAGATTTAATCTATTTGCCAAATAATCATTTATGTCCACCAATAGCCCATGTAAATAGGGTTTATCCGGACTTAATATCACCATATCATCGGCGTACCGGTAATAGTATTTAACTTTTCTGTCTTCTTTGATCCAGTGATCGAAGTAAGCCAGGTATAAATTAGCCAGGTATTGTGATAAATAATTTCCGATGGGTACGCCCGGGGCTGAATCAATTATTTCATCAAGCAATTGCAGAAGCCGAACATCCTTTATTTTTTTACGTATGATCTGTTTTAAAATTTCATGATCAATCGAGGGGTAAAACTTCTTTACATCCATTTTTAGACAATAAACCGTATTGTCGATATCCTTTAAATCACGTTTTAAGTGCCTTAATACGGAATGAATTCCACGGCCTTTAATACAGGAATAGGTAGTTGTATTGAACACTGACACCCATATGCTTTCCAAAATATTCATGACTGCATGATGTACAACCCGATCCCTGAACGGTAACCGATAGACAAGCCGTTCTTTTGGGTCCTGAATGGTGAAAATACTGTATTCGGATGTTTTGTAACTTTCTGTTAGCAATTCATTATGAATGCTTTGAATATTACTATCCAACTCCTTTTCAAAGTGTAACACACCATACGTTTTTGTTTTTCCTTTCCTGGCCTTATTATAGGCCAGATAAAGGTTTTCGAGACTGTAAACACTATCATATAAATTCCCTATCCGCTTCATTTCTTTGCTTTCCTAATTGGAGTCTTCACAGTCAAATGACTGATACCAACACCTTTTGAATTAGTTATTTTTCACCAAGGGGTGAGGCCTTTGTCTTTGTAATATTTTAGCATAGGTGGGTGGTGTTACCTGCATTCGCATTCGAATAGTTGTAATTCGTATCGTTGAAAACGAAGTCACTGGAGGACAACCCACAAAGACAAACAGCCTTACTTTCTTATTTTATTAAAACATCACTGCAAACATCCGTAAACTGTTCGCCAAAATACTTTGCTAATTCGTCGCTTTTTAGACAAAGGCGGGCGGCGCTACCCGCACCCGCACTCGAACAGACGCAATCCGTACCGCCGAAAACGAAGCCACCGGAGGACATGCGTAACCAGGGTAACCATTTCTTTTGATTGCCATCTTTCCAATCCATTTTTTGACCCTCATTGAGGGCTTCCGTGATGACTACAGCTTTATACTGTGCTTTAAAATACTCCCTTAAATCGGCGGGCAAATTTTCAAATTCAGGTACCTCAGGTCTGCCAGTTGCTTTGATAGCATCCTGAATGGTTTTAATTCTGACTGTAATTTTTTCTTCTTTATTCATATCCTATTTTTTGTGCCTTTCGGCGGTTAGATTATTAAAGTATAAAACATTTATAAATCTCTGTAAACTGAGTTCCGGCATAGGTTGCTAATTCATCACTGGATAAGCAAAGGCGGGCGGCGCGACCCGCATCCGCACCCGAAGAGCGGTAATCCGCACCGCCGAAAACGAAGCCACCGGAGGACCCATTAAAATAAGGGTACCACTTGTTTTGATTGCCATCTTTCCAATCAGCTTGCCAGTCTTCATTCAGGGCTTTCGTGATTGTTTTTAATTTGCGGTAATTAAGTTCATCTTCGGTAAAACCCAAACTCCTTAATTCAATTTCATTCATAGGTTTTTCACCCAGTTCATCACATGCATCCTTGTAGGTCTTGATCCTGTCTGTGATTTTACTTGTGAAAAAAAGTTTTCCAAAAGTATCTTCTAAGACCGTTTTAAATTCGTCGGGAGCATCTTTGTAAAGCTTCCGTGCGTTCGCTTCTGTTAGTTGTAGTACTTTCATTTTCTTTTATTGGTTTTTTTGTGTGAGTTTTGACTATTAAAGTATCCATTTCCATAATCAGCAAAAGCAAAAGTTGTTTTCTTATTCCTGGCGGTTTCCCGATCCCCTTTTGCTATTTTGTTGTTTTTGTCGATTGCTTTCATGTGATTATGATTTTAAAGTTTAGAAACAGTCACCGGCGGCCTAAGCAATTTGCCATTTTCGTACCGCCGGGTTGACCTGTCCGTAGGGTTATTTTAGCTCACAATGTGAGTAACTAATCATTACTGGCTGTACCTGTCCGAAAACAGGGATAAAAGCTGTAAAATGGGGTTCTTCCGTGTCGGGGTGAATAATAAAGGATGAATGAATAACTTTATCTTCTACTGTGCATTCCAGGTTGTCGGTGCTGCTGTTGAATCTTAGATCATAATTAAGACCAAATACAGCAAAGGGTACACCGGCAACAAATTGGGGCTTTGTCATAGTCTATTCCTCCAGCGTTTCTTTCTTTTCTTCTACCGGTGCCACATATGGGAATACATCCATTATGTCGGTTTCGGTTATGGCTACTACCTGATAATCTGCCATTGATCCTTTCATTCCTTCTTTGATTCCTGTCAAGGCACCTTGCATATCATTGGCTTGTACAAACATGGTGGAGGGGGTTCGTTTTTCAACTCCTTTATCTTCATCCAGACTGACAAACATTACTTTTGATTTGTACCACTTGTCACCATTTTCATTTGCGAATAGTTCGCTGATCCGTGCACGGCGTATTTTTGATACTACAAATTCGCCACTGATAAAGGGCTTCATTTCTTCATTCAGTCGCTTTTCAGCCTCTGTAAATGACAGGGCATCGATTAAGAAGTTTTCGACCACCTTTACAATTTTTCCTTCTTCTGCTGTCTTTTCATATCTCACAGCTCCATAAAACCAATTTAGCATAATGTTGATTTTTAAAATGTTATTGAATTTTGAATTAGAATATTTTTGAGTGTTGTAATTTCTTCTTGCTGTACCCGTAATTTGGTTGAAACACATTCTTTGCGCGTTATTTCGGTTATATAAAGCGTTTTCCAGTTTAATGCTTCTTGTAATGCAGCATCGAGTCGGGTAGCATATCGTCCGTTAGTTTTCCGGTGTTCGGGCGCAGGAAGGGCAGCAAACATCCTTAATTGGATGTTTGTTTTAGCTGTTTTTCGATTCATATTATCCGTATTTAACTGATAAATATATAAGTGCGAAAAATCCGAGAATAAATAAAATGAGTTTAAAGAATTTCCAGATACGTTGGTTGTATTCTGAAGTAGTGCAGGTGAAATAATCACATGTGTTTGGACTTTGAACCAAGGAAATAGGTTTGTTCAGAATAGAACACGATTCAACATCCAAGATGCAGTACCGGCAGAAGGGGCAGTTAAAATTACCTGGTTTCATAGGGTTTCAGTTTTGTGTCATTTGATACGTGATTCAGATAATCGCGAAACATGAAATAACTAATCAAAATACTGACAGTAGCAAAGATAGCCAGGTGAAAATAAAAGAGAGTGAAGTAAAAAAAGGCACAAAGAATACTAAAAACGCCAAGTAAAATGGCGAAAACGAGTGATGTAACTTTCATAGTGATTTATTTAATTTTTATGTTGGTAATCAGATTGTTGGTCTTTAAGTAACTCTAAATATTGAAGTATTTGAGAACCAAACACCTTTGCACCGGTACGCTGTTTGGCAATGGGGGTAATGCCGTATTTTCGAAGTTGGGTAATTATACCACGCACCGGGTATTTATGAGCTGTAACACCAAACAGTTTTTGGATGCGTTCATCGGATAACATGTAGGTGTATTTGGGATCAATAACGAATTCAGATGAAGCGGCTGGGGTTGTGCACATATTTTCTGCCATTGCTTCTTTGAATAGCTTTTTGAATGTGCTTTCAAAATCTACCTGTTCGCCGTTTATAAGGAGTGTAATATTCATTTCAAATAATATTAAATGATCCACATTCTATGTTATCTTTTCTTTTGGGCTCTTCAAAGTTCGAACAGGGTACAAGTTTGCAGACGCCTTTATTTTTCATGTCGCAGTAACGGCAAGCCTTATTTTCTGTAAAAGAATATTTTTGTCCCTTATATTCTATTACTTTTTGATCCAAACTGATTTTTATTTCTTCAAATGACATATGCATTATTTTTTACTTGCCTTTGATGGCCGGTTATTCATTGCATTTTTCACTGTCCTTTCAGTAACATTAAATTCCAAAGCTGCTTTTGCAATGGCGCGGGTGGTTGTCTCCTTTTCCTTATTCATTATTTCTTTAACCCGCCTCTTATATTTGGCATACCGGATATTCAGGTCTTTATCACTTATTTTTGACATAATACTATTTATTATATATCTTTGCCGCGTTTATTGTTTCGGAAACAATGTGTTTTTATTTCTTTGTTTCATTGTGAGGGCAAAGATATATCATATACGACATATATCAATACAAAAAGACATATATTTTTATAATAAAAATGTAATTTATATCTGATTATAAATAACAAATATTTATATATTTAATTATCAGTACTATGATATATTAATTTGTATAAGATTAATAAATAGTATGACATATATATATAAATAATATCTTTAAATATACTCTATATTTTTCAAAATAATAATTAAATGCAAATATATGTATCTAATAAGACATATAATTAATTTAGAAATCATATATGTTTTAGTATATATTCATTTTAAATTAAACTAAATGGAAACAACTGTTATTGAAAGAATTAAGATTATTGCTAACAAAAAAGAAATTACTTACAGACAATTTGCCATTCAACTTGATTTTAATTATGGAACCTTAAATAATTACATTATAGGGAAAAATAAATCTATTAATATTGAATTAATATGTAAGATAGTTGCTGAATTTCCTGATATTTCGGCAGAATGGATTTTAATTGGTGAAGGGAATATGTTTAAAGAGACTTCGACAGAAAAACCCAATGATTCAACCAATGAAATGATGTTAAAGACTATTATTGAGCTATCCGGAGAAAATGCAATTTTAAAAGAGAAGATCAAAGAAATAGAAAAAGAACGGAGCTATAAGATGGCGGCCGAACCCGTTAAAAAATACACTAAGCACTAATATTTTAACCAAAACATTGCATTGTAAGAATATATTTATACATTTGCAACTTCATTTAAACTAAAATTAATTTATAAATGTAATGTCTATGAAAAAGGTAATGTATTTTTTATTGTTAAGTGCTTTGTTTGTCGGATGTTCAAAAACTGATGTTGAAGTTGTGCCTGATCCGGTTGCAAACTTTAGCTTTTCAGGAGACAATAATTTTGCACCAAATAGTGTCGTTTTTTTAAATTCATCTGAAAATTCATCAATTAACGTTTGGGATTTTGGGGATGGAAGTACCTCTTCTGAAAAAAATCCCACTCATATTTTTTCTAAAGGTGGTACATACAATGTAACTTTAAGTTCACTAAATAAAGATTTAAAAAAAGCAATTATAAATAAAACAATTACTATCAAGAACGCTCCAACTAAATTAAAAATAAATTCAATAATAGTTTCCAGTTTACCTTTTATTAACCCCACTACAGGTGCGAGTTGGGATAGTGGTAATGGCCCAGATGTATATTTCATAATGTCGCCTGACCCTCTTACAAGTACAAATAGTTATTTTACCACTGAAAGGTTTGATAATATTATTCCTGGTAACTTACCATTGACATTTAAAGGAGGGTTACCATTTACAGTTTCATCATTAGACCTCAAATTAAGTGTTTATTTTCTTGACCACAATACTATTAATTCAGATGTATTAATCGGTGGTTATACCTTTAAAGTGAGGGATATTATGCCTACCAATGGAAGCTTATACCCACCTGTATTAACTTTTGAAAATGCTGCCAGTGAATTAAAATTCAAATTTAATGTTGAATGGCTACAATAAAATATTTATGAAAAAACCAATTTATTTGTTATTTGCAATTATATTTTTTTTAAGTAGTTGCGTAACTTCAAAAGGCAAGATGATTGCACACAACCAGGTAATGCCATCCGAAAGAAGTTCATATACTGTTTTGGGTGAAACATCGGCTGTTTCTGCAGCTCCAAAGTTTTGGGTTTTATTTATACCGTTTGGGGGAAGTTCCGATCAGGGATTATATGACCGGGCGTATAAAAAAGCAACAAAGGAGTTTAAAGGAGTAAACGGCCTAATGAGTGAACAAATAGAATATAAGAAAGTGAAAGTACCTCTATTACTTTTTACCTTTGTATACAAACAGGTAAAAGTAACCGGTGTTGCTTATCATATTAAAAATGATGTTGAATTAACTGATAAATCAACAAATTAATTCTTTTCAATCTATTATATTTAACACAAAAAAAGTCGACAGGATCTTGTCGACTTTTTTTGTGCATTATCTTTTGACAAAACGATACTGATATCAATCAAAATGTTTCCGGTACCGGGAGATATCCGGAACTAAATGTTTAATTAATTTCAGGATCGCGGAGATATCGCTATCAAAATGATAATTACCGGGCTTTTTCTTTCCAGTCGCTTAGAATTCTGAATTGTTTCTTTGTATTTTCGGGGGATGCATGAATATAGGTCATGGATGTTTTTATGTCGCTGTGTCCTAAAATATTCATGATAAGATACGGATTTTGTGAAATGTCAGCCAACAGACTGGCACATGTATGCCGGGCAACGTGGAATGTGAGGTGTTTGTCTATTTTAGGCTTTGCCAATGCCGCCAATGCAATTAAAACGGTACTGATGTATGTTCGGGATACAGCAGGGAATAATGTTTCTTCACCATGGGCGGCCATCCACCGGCGTGCAATGACATCCGGACGGCCATCAAACATCAAGCCCAGGGGATGAATCAAATCGTGCCCGTACCCTTTTATCGTATGCAGGTTCACCACATAACCATCCGGGGTGTCGGTTAAATGGGTCTTTAGGAGTGCCAAATTATCAGAAATCCGTAACCCCGTGTAACACGAAAATAAATACCGGTCCCGTATCATGCCTTGTGTATATTCCAAATCCTTGATGTTGGCCAATGCGTCAAGTTCTGCCATGGTGTGCATAGTGCCTTTGGGTTCTGCTTTGAATTTTTGAAGTTTTACAAAGTCATACGGGTTATTCCGGATCACACGTAATTTAATGGCTTGCTTCAAGTATTTTTGTGTAAATATATGTAATCTGGCTACAGTACTATCCGCATATTGTTTGTGAAACTCAACATTTAATTTTTCAATTTCCTTTTCAGTTATTTTGTCGGTGGTTATTTCACCCAGGATACCCCGGATAATTTCAATGTTGTATTTGTACTTAACAATACTTTTATATCCCAGTTCCGGCTCTTTTTTTAGCTCGTTTGTTATGAAATCACAAAATGTTTGTTTATCTTTGCCAGTCGAAATGTTCTTCAGGGCGTTGAAGTCAAAAACATTTCCGCTTTCGGTACATTTATAATTTGCTTTTTCAAGATCGCTGACTTTATCTTTTAGCAACTTGTTTACGGTAGCATATTGGGGATGTTTAGTAGTTGCTAAACTTTTTTTATCGTCCCAATACACCGGTTCAATAAAAACACCAGTTCCGATGTACTTGTACTTTCGGGAGAAATAGCATTCGATTTGAATTTCTGTCTTTTTTCCGGTTGTTGTCCGGGGCTTAAATACTAATTTGAATTGCATAGTGTACCAGAGTTTAAATGTTCGACAAAACAATTAAAATGTTTGACAAAAACATACTTTCATAAATTGTCAAACAAATCAAGGTACAAATATAATACTTTATATGTTTTTAGTTGCTTTTATATGTACATTACTTTTATATATTTTCTTTTAATTCAGTCATATAGAATTTAGTTACATTTTAATGTTTGCCTCTTTAGCTCAGTTGGTAGAGCAATTCATTCTTTTTTAAAGCCATATAATCAGCTTATTAGCTATTTTTATAAAACAAAAGCGGGTACATCTGAACGATGTACCCGCTTTTTATTGATTGAAATTGTTTTATTTCCTTGCAGCAATCTTCATACCTGTTTTACGGGTTATTCCGGTGCTTTTCTTTTTATTATTCATAAAGGATGCCATCTCTTTAATGAGTTTGTCCAACATAGGGGAAACACGTTTAAATTCGGATGCATTCAGATACATGCCACTTTCATACTTTCTATGAGAAAGAAAGGTGTTTTGAATTCCTTTACTTTTCAACTTATTACTTACCCACACTTCGAACAACCGTGCAAATATTTCGTTTCTCCTGAATGGGTATCCGGATGTATCACCATCATACATGGCAGATAGCTTTTCATAATACACGGACTTTCCGTTGTCGATCACAGCATTGATAACATCATTTGCCATTTTTCGCAATGTACCGGCACCTGGTATAACTAAATTCATCCGGGTAGTACGACCACCAACTAACGATGTGTATTGCGGGTTCTGGTCGATGTACATACCAAAGAAGTAATCTAATGCGTGACCGTATTCGTGTGCCAGGCTTCCAAAACCTTTTTCTTTAGTCAGGTTAATCATAAAAGTACCTGGTTCAAAATGTGCCAATGCACCACTATGACCACGGGCACCAAAGGCAATGCCTACCATGCCATCAAAACCAATATTCTTTGAACCGATAATCTTTGCCAGGTCTGCCATGCTTTCGGCGGTAGCTGTTAACCGGTCGTTCCGGTCATTATTGTTTACCCAGTTGCCGTACTCAAACCCTTTCAGGTTGTATTTTTTAATGATAGCAAACTGATCCACCACTCCAGGGGTGTTGCTCATTTCATAACTGGAAGATGGTTTAACCGGTTTACCCCTCCAAAACCTATCGGCACGGCCACCAACTGAAACAGTTCCGTTACTATCGGTAAGCTTTTTATCTATTGATTTGGCCATGTTAAATTAAAGGCATATTGTATTTTTTACGACGAGCTGTCAGGTCTTTTTCTGCAACATCAATCAGGTTTTGAATGATTGGTCTTTTCCAACTGTTTTTAGGCAATTTGTTGCGTTTTCCTTTCAAGAAATTAATTTGTTTTGTCACAAATAAAATTTCTTCAGCTTTTGTTTTTGGTTTGGCTACTTTATGTTTCGGCTCAACACCCAAAGTCATTTCTTTGGGGTTTAGCCTGGCAATAGGTTTTTTAATATTCATAGGTTACTTTCTACGTCTGATCCTTTTGTGTGCTTTAATAGTTGTGCCACCTCTCAATTCACGTGCAGCTTGCTTCACTGCATCCTTTTGTTTGATGTGATACTTTACAACAGTAATAGTCTTTGTAGTACTACCACCAGCTTCACGGATTTTTTTTGCCCGTGCGTCAATTGCTTTTAGTTTAACGAGTCCTTTGTTCATGGTTTTAATTTGTTTTTGAGTTTATAGATTAAGAAAATAATTACAGATAAATAGAATAATAGACCGCTATACCAGATAAAATCATGTTTGTATTTAGTATAGTATATTTTCTCAGTTCTAAGAACGGTTTTAGTAAGTTCAATATGTTGATTGATATACCAGTATACATTTTCAATTTGAATTTTTGTTTTATTTTCGCTGTGAATCTTCGACACGCTACCATCTGCATGGAGCACAACAGAGTCGCGGATCACAAGAGAATCACGGAAAATGGTTTCATAAATCTTCTCCGTTTCTTTGCCTTGGTTAAGGTTGGTATTGGTGTCTGAATTGGTAAAACTCTTTTGAGTTGCACACGAAAATAGAAGTACCGGGAAAAGTAAGATAAATAGTTTCTTCATTGTTCTTTCTTTTTTGTTAGGTTAAGTAATAGTCCTGCGATGATAGCTGCAATGGCAATGCCTTTTAATTCAATCGGTGTAAACACTTTGAACTCTTCCGGCAATGCAGTGTAAAAATGTGGGACGAATACCAGGGCACCGCAAACAAATTGCATTAGCCTCGCAAAAATAGGCGTTTCAGCATGCCAGCGTTGGATTATTTTTTTTCTCATGCTGCCTTTCTGTTTTTACAAGTTAGTGCATTTTCACAATGCTTTGAATCTTTGATATGTAATAACCCCTCTAATTTTTCAACACGTTCATCCAATTTTTTAATGATATTACCATACACTTTTTCAAGTGTTTCAAGGGCTTTACTGTTCGATGATTTTCGTTGTATTGGCAATGCAACGGCCAACGTAATTAGACTGACAACTGCCGGGGTTAACCATTCGGATATATGCATATTTTATTAGTTTATTTGATAGATTAAAGTTGCGTTTTCTGCTATATCTTCGGATATTCCAACACTTGATATTTTTGACCGAAAAAAGTTCTTAGGGGGTATTACCCCGTAATCTTTCACTATACCAATAGAATTAATTTTGCTTTTAATTCGTGTTACCGGAGGAATGATACCCATATCCATGGTAATGCCTATCGTATTAATCCGTATCATAATTATTGATCGTAATCAGCGTTAAAATGTCCGTTTAATTCCGTGCGTAAATATTTCAATACCGGAATTTTATAGTAATAATTTACAGTGTCGTTGGCAAGGGTTACAAACTCCTGATCTGCATTTGTTACCGCCCAATCATCATAATAAGCAATTTTATCATTTGCAACTTCACTGAATAAAACCGGCTTATCAATGTTGACTCCAATTTTATGAAACAACATTTGTACATTTCCAAACATAGGACAACTAAATTTTGGAAAAGTAATAGAAGGTGTAACATCATCATCATACGGAATGACTTCAATTGACTCCATTGGTGTGGCTAATACTTTCCGAACAATAGTACCGGAACCTACATTCAGCAGAGTATAATTAAGAACAACTGTACCGGTCTTAAAAAAGTAGTCCGGTAAATATTGAGTTCCGTTGAAAATGATAGCACTATAAATATCACGGCTAACATTGCAAACTTTATAGATGGTGTTTTGTTCCAATGCATCAGCCGGAGTTAATGCAATAGTATCCATAAGATTTTGATGTTTGCCAAAATAATATCCAAAAGCGGAACCGTCATCAGACATTAAATCACCCCCTTTAAATTTTATTCCGTTTGGGATCACAATAGTTGTATGATTTTTAATCCTATTCCATATTTGAGATGAAGCAGTATTAAAATCTATTGTTTGATCTACATTAACCCGTGTTAATGTACCAGCAGTAACATCATCCGTACCATCAACATTCACATTGATAGGAGTATCTAAATCGGTACTAATCACTTTTGAAGCAGGGCCAAAACAACCTACATACCCGCCTAAATCGGAAGCATAAAGGGCTTCATTGTTTGAATCAGGATTTAATGAATAATCTAACACATTACCAGTACCATCGTAGCGATTAAATATATTTGCTGATATACCTCCGTTTCTTGATTCTTTAACGATTCGACAAGTTTCATTTCCAAATGAGTCTTTTAAAAATAAACTATCTACTTTTATTTGTGTCATTCCGGCAGCTAAATAAGCATTACGAAGTAATTGAATATTAGCCTTACTGTCATTTGTCCATATTGGTTGAACAATAGCAACGTTATTATATTTGAAAATGTAACTTGATGGGAACACAATATATTTTCCACTAAAAGGATATGCAGTAGTATAATTAAATCCACACATAATACAGTTTATAGGGGTTGAAGTATCAGACATATGGATATAATTTACCAATGTGGAATTATATAAAGTTCCATTTTGGATAGTGCCAATTCCAGTGACTTTTAAAACTAAACAATATGATATTAATAACCATGGTGTAATATTAGTCTGACTAACAATACTATTATAAACAAAACCATTGCTTATGACTCCTGTAATAGTACACTTATATGCATAGGAGTAGTTGACAGTATAATTACTTGTAATAAACTGTTGGTTAATATCATCACCTATTATTTTTAAAGATGTTGAAAATGCCTCATTTATAACACCTCTAAAAAGCATGTAAATCACTCCACTTTTTTGATTAGCTTTAAAAGCTGATTTATATGGATATTCACGTGTGCCATCTCCTGAAAAATCATCACCGATATATGTATGTACAAATGCAGTATTAGCGTTTGTTATCGCTGTAGCCGAATCAGAACCATCCGGATTTGGAACAAAGCGCGTTTTAAATAAATTTGCCATTTTTAAGCGTTTTTAATTGTTAGTCGAAAATCACTACATGACCAATTAGATTGATCCGGATAAATATAAATCGGGTCTATGGTAATAGTGAATGAAAAAACAGTTACCGTATAACTTTTTGGTCGTTTATATTCATCTAATGAATTAGGTACAAGTTTATCATTAATCAAACCATTTACATTTTCATTATACCAGGCTTGAAATTCCTGGGTTTGTTCTGAAAGTAATTTGCTTTCGTCAAACTCAACAGTATCATTTATCTTTATCATACTCAAAATATTATTATTGCGTTTGCATTTTCCTGTCCGGCAACAATTGTAATGTGGTTAATAATTAGTTCCGTTCCGATTGGTATTGTTACACCTACCAGGGTTGTTTTATCATAATCTACCCCTGCAATGGTTACGGATATATCAGAAGCATTTGACATTAACAGCACCTGTGAAACAGTAATACTTACCGGCCAGGCGAAACGTTCAGGAGTAACAAGCCCGTTTGAACCAACCTGACGAATTGAGAGATTTAAGGGTGCATTGGTCCCATTTGTTCCGTTTGTTCCGTTTATGCCATTTATCCCGTTTATGCCATTGGTGCCATCTCTTCCAGGTAATGCCTGTACTATTCCCGCATCAATCACACTCCCATCGCTCATGGTAAGTATCAAATGACTTTGACCGTTTAGTGCTGCTGATGCAACATTGGGGGTCAATAGTTGAAACCCATACGGCAAAAGCGGATTATATTTATTTTCCATAAATTTTCTATCTTAAAAAATCAAAATCATATTGGCTTACCTGGCTCGGATGAAAATTATAACCACCACACCCAAAAGGATACAGAAAAGCGGTTGTACCACCGGTGGCATCAAGGGTAAAGGGTAAATAGGAATCATGTACCGGATCATAATTAAGTCTTTGAAAATTATTGAATACAGTTTGAATCCTGCAAATCTTCCAGTTCGGTTTTGTCATGCTACCATACAACCAGCACAGATACGTAAAATCACCATCCTTAAAGATAAGTGCCGGTTGCGTATTCGGTAAATCCGAAGTCCTGTATTTCGGGTTTGAAGGTCGTTCAAAAATAACCGGTAATAGTGGATTGGGCATAATACTATCGGTTTAGGTGTTTGTAAATATTGTAACCGGCCATAAATACGTACATAAAAACAATGACGTAAGTGATTCCTTTCCAGCCCATAAAATCATTATAGGTCTGTTCGGCTTTAGTTAGCACGCTGGTGTCGGTGGTTGCTGTGGTTGTTGCTACTGTATCGCTCATGCTGTTACTGTTGGTTTATTGGTTGTTTTGTATATGCTATACAGTGCCAAAAACACGTATATAAACACAATGAAATAGGTTATTACTTTAGTCATACGGCTGTTATTCTGAAAGTTTAAAAATGATTAAACCGCCCAGGATCACCCAAACGGCGATAATTATATAGTCAATTGTTGCCATTATTTTTTTTTTAGAAAATCATTAATAAATGCTGTTGGAACCATGCTAAGCAATTTCGTTCGTACTTCAAGTTTCGTAATTTTCAAATCCTTGTTAATATCAAAGAGTGGGTTTTGACGTGCAACGGCTGTAGATGGTATTACATAATTATCAGGCTTCCCGATAAGAACAGGGTAGAAGATAGCACAATACACATCTTCAAAAGCTTTGAATTTAATGGCATATACTTTCAGGTATTTATATACATAATCCAACTGTTGAACGTTCGTCATTTGGCGAAGTGCCGCCGTTGTGGTACCCAGTCCGGCCGCCGTTGATGGTAGGAACTGGATCAATCCTGTAGCACCGATGCTATTTACAATGGTATGCGACATGGTGCCGGCT